CCGGGTTTCCAGCGACGAGACGAGCAAATACCTTTGCTTGTCGCTCTAACTTTCATTAGTCAGTGCGGGTGTCGGTCGAAGTCCAGTTGCTAACGTCCTTCGTGATGAAGGCTTCAACAATACCGCCGTCAAGGCCGTCTCCAGTGCTAACCTTGCACTTGACGCCCAAGTATCGCTTGTAGTCGCTAACTGCCGTAGAAGGCAGCGCGAAGACAAAACGAGCGCCAGCAGTTAGCGTAGCTTCTGCCATCCCATCGGTGCTTAAAAGCACTTGAGGAGACGTGGTCAGGTTAGTTGCACTGTCAGTAACCAAGAAAAACGTAACTACTGGAGCAGCGTTTGCATCCGTCAAAGCAGTGTTGCACTGAATAACAAAATACAGTGGCTCGCCTGCACCAAAATCAACCGTAGCGTTGTCGGTAATTCCGACAGGGCGCAAGTCGATATGCGTCAAAACTTTTTCAGCACTGGTTGCTCCAATCGCATCCGATGCTCCGTTTTGAGTTCCAAAACTCAGGGTTGAATCAATCAACATGTCTGTGTCCTCCTATTAGCTAATACGAGTTTCGTTAGTGCGAAGGGCATCGACCTTGCGGATCGGAATGCCATCAAAGACCAGCGTGCTGCGCCCGCCGACTTCGTCCATGCCAAGCGTCGAAGACTTGACCTTTGAAACAAACTGCTGACGCAGCGTTTGCTTAACCTTGCGGTTAGCGTAGAACGAGGCGCGGCCCATGCTCAGGCTTGGCACCAGTTCGCAGGCATCCGACATCATTTGAAGCAGGTCAACCTTGTTGGCCGTAGCTGCATCAGGAGCAAGGTTGTCGGTGTCAATCTGCATACGCACGATGTAGCGCCAGTCGCGGACACTCAGGCCAGTACACCACTTGTAGTGGGTGCGGTAGGCTTCCATGCGACCGCCCGTGCCGTCGCCGGTCACGTCCTCGATGGTTACCTGACCCTTGTCTTCCTTAGACAGTCCCATTTGACTGCCCTTGGAGTAAATCCCGTGGCAGGTGTTTGGACCCCAGACAACAAGCCACATGCTAGTGCAGCCGCCATCGTCGGTTCCACCGCCATAAGCAGTGTCCAGCAACACGTTCTCGTAGCTTTCGGCAGTCGAAGAGTTAAATCGCGGCAGGAAGCCGGTGAACTCTTCCGAAGCCGTAGCTTCGTCGCCATAGAACAGAGTGTCTGCAAACTCTTGGTTCATGCCCTCAAGGTGAGCCATGTCTTCCGACATGCGGAACGCAGCCGTGTTGCCGTTCAGGTCAGCAAGTTGCTTGTCAACCTCAGCGTAGGCTTCCATCATGCCGATGGTGTCCGTGACTTGCACAGTCTCGCTCTTGGTCGGCTGGACGCCGCCGTAGAGCTTGCGCCACGTTGGAGCCGGGAGACCCGAGCGAACGGTGGTTCGGTGTCCGGTTTCCATGTTCCCCTCAAGGTGGACCATGTCTTCTAGGACTTCGTTGGTCTGAGCAAGAGTCTCGACGATCGTCGCGATGCTCTTATCAGGATCTTGCCGCTTGGTGTAATCAAGCAGCGTTGGGTGCGTAGTTGCACTAATGGTAGGCATTTAAAAACTCCTCAGTTCATCTTTGAGTTGTTATAGAAATCTTGGGCAGAGAACGGCTGTTCTTTGTCCGATTGGCTACCGGTAAGGAAACGGTCCTCACCGATATCTTGGTGCGCCCTGACGAGAAACCGGATGATCTCCGGGTTATCGCCAAGACCTGTCTCCCCTAGCAGCGACTTCAACTCAGGAGTGCCAAAGGCATCGAGCACGCGAACGGCCTTGCCTAAGTTCTCCTGAAGCTGGTCCCCTCCGATCTCAGGATCGGTTCGGACGCTTTCAACCCACTCGGAACGGACGTTGTTGATGTAGTCTTCGTTCTGCTGCTTCAGTGCCGGGGCGACCTTGTCTAGCACTGACTGAGCCTGCTCTTGAGTCAGGTTGAGTTCTTTAGCGACCTCTGAAAATGCTTGCACCGGGACTGAATCGGTTTCGAGATCCGCGCCTTCTATGGCTTGGAACTCATAAGATTCAGGCGCACCTTCAGGCTCACTAGATTCCGCCGGTTGTTCCTGCTGGACAGGAGCTTCCTGCGACTGCTGCTCTTGCGGTTGTTGATTAGCCTCTTGGCCAGTCAACAAAGATTCAGCAACTTGCCCTTCGTTGTTAGTTTCGGGAGTTTCTGTTTCGGTCTCTGTCATTGGATTCCTTGATCATCAAGGTGAACTGGTCGGGACACGCATCTAGCAGATCGTCCGCGATCTTCGTGCCTACAGCTTGCGCTCCAGCCTTATGGCTTTGCGCTAGGCCGTTGGTGTCATTCACCGGCATAAAGAACCGCATCTCGCGCAGCCAACGCCACACGATACGTCGGCCAGATTGCGACCCCATGAGCCACCGCATGTCCTCACGATGCTGGTTAATACGTGCCTGAATGCGGTCAGACTTATCTGCCGCATCCTGGTCGATTAACCCATCTGAAGTAGCGTGATGGCGCACGCAGGCAAGATAGCAAAATACGCTAGAGAGAAAGCGTATTTTTTGCGCTGCGTTATATTCGGTTTCCCTTTAACCGAAAAACAGCCGCACTACCCATATCCAAAAGGCAATGCAGGCTGTGAGTAAACCCGTCCAGACAAACAGGTTAGGCGAAAGCCAGCCCGTTAAACGGGCATGACTTTGCTGACGAATCGGCTGGCCGTGTCGGTGACCCATTCCGTCATCTTCTTAACAGCAGTCGCAGCTTCTGCTTGGCCGAGATTTGCCATAGTTGCTTTGACGATCAAGACTTCGGCTTCCGCCGCAGCAGGGTCTGTAAATGACAGGGTGGCCAAACGGCCTGCGTCAGCCGCAATGGCTTCCAACATTTCCTGCTTTTCAGGGGCGGTAATAGATGCCTTAAGTGATTCCACCAAGGCGCTTACATCAGGAGTCATGTCGCTCATTTCTTGTTCGTGTTAGCGTCGAGACGCATTTCCCAGGTCTTAAGCAGGCGCATCCGCGAGGCTTTAGAAGGAGCATCTAGCTTCTCATCAGCTTCAACGTATGCACGATATTCAGGAGCAATTGCGTTGTAAGTAGCGCGATCAGCCGCCACGTAAGCGTCAGCAACGCTAATGCCTTCGCAAGACGACAACAGCAACAAGGCTGTTACCAAACTTAGTCTCTTCATGGTTTCTTGGGAGGTTCGGGGTTCTTAACAGGTGGCTTGGGCTTAGGCTCATGCCCGTTGCCGTTGCCGTTAGTGTCATCTACTGGGCCACCCTCTGAAATAATACTTCGGAGATTAGCCATAAGTCCTGTGACCAAAAGGGTTAACAGGGCTGAAGCAACCGAGACTGACTCATCAGGAATGGCTCCCATTCCAAGCATCACGATGAATCCGCCGATTAAGATGCACAAAATAAAGGGCGTCGTCTTCGCTAGGTTGAGACGAGCAGCCTCGGTTGCTGATGTGTTGAGCTTAATTCGCGCTAACTCTAATTGAATCTCCTCGCGGCGCATCTCACGCTCGGCCTTCTTCTCGGCTCGTTCGCGATCAACGATTGCCTTATATCGCGCTTGAGCTTCGCGAGTCTCCTCGCGCTTCATCTTCAAGGCTGCTTTCTCGTCCTTCACGATGAACGTCTGCTTGTTGGAGTTGTCGGCGGGGAAATCATCATGTTCAGATGCCATAGTTAACTCATAGGTGCTTCGTTAACAGTGCCGCCGTTACTGGAATTGCGCCGCCTAACAACCCTGCTAGGCCGCATCGCACTTCCAAAGAGGCAATTTTTTTTTCCATGTCGAAAAGCCGGGAGTATAGCCCGCGCATTTCTTCCTTAAAGTTACTGCGCTCTTGACGGATTTCCGACGCTAGACGGTCAATTTCCGTCAAAACTAGCTTTCTATACTCGTCCCAATCGCCGTCAGACATACTCCACCGCCACGCTGTAAACCTTGAAGTCGCTGTTGGTCGTCGAGGTGTCCCACTTCTGGTGGAACGACAGGGCTAGGTCGCCGGTATCGTTTTGACCTACGGCGTCGTTTCCCCAGATGCCATCCTTGGTGATGCCAAAGATGTTGGAGATGCCGTCTGCCGAGTTGTATTGACCAGACACGCGCCACGTCCCGCTGACAAACTGGTTGCGGTTGGCTCGGTATGACAACTCAAGTTCCATGCGCCAAATCGCGTCGTCCGCGTCGTCGGAAATGCTGCCCGCCGCTTCGTGAATGTCAGTGCCGCCCAATCGCACGACGGCTCTAAAGTTTTGCGCGCTGCCGCTGTTCTGCTTGAGCGTGCCGTGGGCCAACACGCGCACGTTGCGAGTCGCCAGTGTGCCGCCAGGGATCGTGAACGAATACCACTGCGTGATCGTCGTGGTGCTCAGCGTGGCGTAGGGGTTGCCTACTTGCCGGTCTGCGCGAAGCACATGCGTGTTGGCTAGTTTGGCCTCGGTCACCGCGTCGTCAGCCAAACGCGCAGTATCCACTGCGCCGTCCGCAATCGCGGCGCTGCCTACCGCATCGTCTGCAATGTGTTCACTGCCAACAGCGTCATCTGCTAGCTTAGCCCCGGTAACTGCGTCTGCTCCAAGACGCGCAGTGTCTACCGCACCGTCCGCGATGGCTGCACTGCCTACGGCGTCGTCTGCAATCGCTGCCGCCACGACAGCGTCGTCTGCGATGTGCTCGCTACCAACCGCGTCGTCGGCAATCTTGGCACTTGTGACCGCGTCTGCGCCAAGCCTAGCCGTGTCTACTGCGCCGTCAGCAATTTGTGCGCTGCCGACTGCGTCGTCTGCAATCGCTGCTGCTACAACCGCATCATCTGCAATGTGCTCGCTCCCGATGGCATCGTCAGCAATCTTAGTCCCGTCAACAGCATCTGCGCCAAGCTCGGTAGTAGTTACTGCGCCAGCGTGAATTTTAGCTGTAGTAACAGCGTCGCTAGCAATCTGCGTAGCAGTGATTGTAGCGTTTGCAATCTTTCCGCCCGTGATTGCAGTGTCTGCTAACTGCGTTGCTGTAATTGTGGTGTTGGCAATCTTGTCTGCTGTTACAGCAAGGTCAGCAATCTTCGCAGTAGAGATTGTGCCGTCTGGCACTAGCCCAGGCGTCTTGCCGATTTCGGCTATAACATTTTCTTTAGTGCTAATCCCATGGCGTTGCAAATGAACCCGTGGAATAACACGGTCATCAATAAACACGCCTAAACGGTTTCGATTCCTGCCAGCTTTTGAGCGGTCAGGAGCCATAACCTAGACTTCTCCGTAGCCCGAGAACTGATCCATGACTTCTGCTGGCGCGTCAGACGCTGCTTTAGCCATGTTTTTAACAATGTTGGACTGCTGAGACTGCGCGTCCAGTTGCTGTTGCGCGGCCATCGCAGCCTCTCGCGCTTGTCGCAGTTCCTTGACCTCTTCCGTAGAGCGGACGTTAGCAGGGTTGATGCCCAGCTTGTCTGCGTATTCGTCGAGGAACGAGTCCGGGTTAAGCTTGTCTAGCGCCTCTGGGTGCGACTGTGACAGCCCCTGGATCATGCCGACGAACCTGTCGTCTGTGCTGGCACCCACAGCCTTCTGAGCCTGCGCGAGCGTGCTGACAAACTCTACTTGAAGGTTCATGCCGCCTAACTCTTCTGGTGGCTCAGGCACTAAGCCAGAGTCCATCATGTGGTCGAAGGTGATGTCAATTAGCGGCTCTAGCCCTTCGTGGTGCAGGCGCTCCAACGCAGGGCCGAGCATCAACAACTTCTCTTCGTGACGCTCCGCGACCTCTGTAGCCGTCATGCTCTTGTTGGTGCTAGACAACATCAAGAACAGGTCAGCGTAGAACGTGCTGTTGATGCGCTGGCGCACATCTTGGATGTCAAACAGCAGCCCTTGGAGGTCTGGGTTGACTTGCCACAACGGGCGAATGCCCTGGCTGTTGCCGTCAACCTCTGTGTGTCCACCGGGCAAGGTGTCTACTTCGCTGCCTTTGAGCAGCGGCGGTCCTTGGGTCGGTGGTTGTGTCAGGTGGTCAAGGATCTGACCCTTCCGACGTTGTTCGTGTTGCAGTTGCTTAACGTCACCCAGCGCCGCCATGCCCGGGCTATTGCCGTAGATGTCTTGACCCGACACTGCCCAGCGAGGAGCGATAACCGGGAACTGACGGAAGCCAGACTCTCTTAGAACCGTTTTGGTTTCGCTGCCGCTTCGCCCTTGCTCCCAGTAAACGGAGCGGAATGGCATGTCACGGTTACTCTTACGGTCTAAATGCCTGTCGGCACGCGGCTCAATGGCATGGCAAACCGTTCGATAGTGGTCAAGGTTGCCGTTGCGGAACTGGTTTTGAACACTGATCGACAGGTTCTTAAGACCAAACTCCTTGACCATCTGTCCGACCGTCATGTCGAACTCACGGTAGAGGCAATCTACGCGGTCCCGGTTGTCCGTGCTGATGGCATACTGCCCAGCCGTCAAGACGTGGTGGTGGATGACTTTGTCGAAGTCAAACGTAATGATCGACGCCGCTGTGCCGTAAAGAGCGCACTCACTGTAAATGCGAGGCAGCGCCCGGTAGGTGTTGCTGCGTGCGAAAACGCGCAACATCCGGTGCGTAACGTCGTGCAGCCACTCTTTGACCGGGCCGAAGTTGTTAAGCTCTGGATCAGGCGCGGCGAGGCGCATCCAAGGACGGGCTGGGCTAGTTGCTCCTGCCATCAAGCCTGCTTCGAGAACCTGCAAGGCTCGCGTAGCAGTGCTATCCATGATGTTGTTGTGCCGCCTAGTGCCACGGTTGCGATCAGTGGTTAAGAAGCGGCCAGTTCTAGGGAGAAAGAACTTACTGAGTTCCTCCCAGTGTGGCTCCCAAGACGACAGTTCGGTCCACAAGGCTTGCTTGCGGGCGCGAAGGTGTTGAACAAGCGTTCGATGCTCGCCGTTGCCAATCGAAACCTGAGAACTTGGATACATAGTTTACCTCAAGACAGGTATCGAGTTTGCCCTAGCATGGACGAGCCTTTCGGGGTTAAGAAAGTTTCACCCGACATTTTCTTTTGCTGCTGTCTAGCATAGATAGCCGCAATATTAGGCTTTTTCTTTCTCATCTTCTTTTCATCAGCTCTGGCAGCTTTTCTTTGGCTGGCTGCTGAACTCCTAGCAATTTTCTGCGCTCGCTCCTGCCTTGCTTCAGCTTTTTTTTGCGCTTCTTCCTGCTTTTTGCCCATGTAAATCTGCCCGCCAACTGCTGCTAGTCCGGCAATTAAAGCTGCTCCTACGGCCATTGTTAATTTCTCCCGTAAATCTTTGATTGACGATCAGCCTCAATTCCTTTCATTGTTTTTTGAGGCCCATATGCAGTGTCCTGCCACTGCTCTAATGCCTTCGCGCTCTTTTGAAGACCTGCTTGTTTTGCTTTTCGTCTATCCCTGTCTTTCCAAGCTTCGTCAAATCCTCTCCAGTCTCCAAAGGAAGCGCGAAGATGGTTTTTTGGATTCAGTGCATCTTTCCAATCTAACTTGTCATTCTGAGCAGCTTTAGCTTTTGATTTTAGTTGTTGTTTAGCAGGCCCAATAATTTGTGGCGCTGACGGATCTTCCATTGGATCGCTGTCTACACCCAATGGCGATCTAGTCTGCGAGTAGCCTTCTGAACTTACAGCAAGAACAGATTTGTTGTTCTGGCTGTTGTTTACCGGCCTTGATCCAAGGTAACTACTTCTAGTATCGCCCATTTAGTTTGCGTTGGTAATGAGTCTCTGCATGTTCGTAGTCACGGCGTGCCGACAAAATTAAGTCAAGAGATGACCCTGGCTTGGCGGACCACACAATACAGTCTACGCCAGCTTCTTGGGCGTGTTTTTCTGTCTGCCGTATAAGTTGCAGCCCAATCCCTTTACGAAACTTGGGAAGTATGTAAATGCTGTCGCTACCTGCCATTAAGGTGTCATGGTGACCGTGCCGGAACAAAACAGTAGTGCTGTATCCAACCATCTGCTGGCCTAGATACACGCCTAGACAGATCAAACTGTTTTTACTTTCTATGACTTCGTAGCGCGTTAACTCTGGCTCAAAGTCCTTGTTGTCTAATTCCTGACAGTGCTGTTGAAAAAGGTGCTGGCCGTCAGCCATCAGCACTTCAAAGTTAATTAGGACAATTTCCAAGTTAGATGTTGTCGTAAGGGTCTCTGTCCCAGCCGTTTCGGTCTCTTTTGCTGCCTGCACGGGCCATCTCGTAGCGGTCGATTGACTTCTGGATAGGGCTAGCAAACGTAAGAGCCAGCGCATCCGCAAGGTCAGGACTCCCCGCGTTCTGGAGTCGCTTCTTGATTTGGTCCTTGGACTCTAGCACACGCCGTCCAGAGGTGTCGAAGCTGTAGGTCGGAGTCGCAAGCTCTTGCTTAAGAGACAGTGAATCGGGGATCGCACCACCGCCCTGTAACCAGTCACGCATCTCGAACCACATCTCGGTTCGACGGTTGACATGCAAGGTGTGACGGTTAGCGCGACCCCCAAAGGGCACCTCGATAATGTGATAACCCAGTTGTTTTAGGCGGTCGATGACCCCTGCTCCTGCTCCGCTGTCTATGAACGTCGCATCTGGGTGCCAGTCCCCGATAGCCTGCGCTACGAGGTCTGCTAGTTGCATGTTGTCTACCCCTCGGTAGACCAGGGCAGGGAACGCCTGCGGCCCTTGCCGCTTCATAATGACGCTCCTGTCGTCGCCAAACCGGGCCGGGTCTACGCCCAGCACTCGCGGTGCGGCTGTAAGGTCGTGGGCCTGATACATCCGCTTAGAAGCCACCTCAGCCACGTCCAGGCTGATCAACTGGTCGTCGCCAGCGGCTGAGAAGTCGCAGAGCATCTCACGCGAAAACGCGGTTTCGCTCATTTCCTGCCGCATCCGGTCGATCTCTGTAGAGGGCAGAGAGTCCGTGTCCTGGCAGGTAAACCTAGCGGCATACCAGGACGACCCTTTGGTCTTCATGGACGCCTGAGCGCGGTAGAACAGTTCTGAGAACAGGTTGATCCCCTGCGGGGTGCCAATGAACAGCGCCCATCCCAGGCGGTCTGCGAGCGCAGGCTGGATGATTTCGTGCCAGACCTCTGGTTTCATCTGGGCTACCTCGTCTAGGACCACGCCGTCGAGCCTAACCCCCCGCATAGCGTCCGGGTTGTCTGCGCCGTAGATCTTGATGATCGCCCCGTTGTGCTTGAACTTGACGGCAAGCTCACCCTCTTGGATGACCGCAGCACCTTGCGTCACAAGACCCTCTACACGCTGTTTAAGCCTGTTCCAGGCGATAGCCTTGGCCTGCTTGAGTTGCGGTGCGACGTAAAAGAACGCCCCTAGATCTTTCTGACAGGACATGGCGCAGTCCAGCAGTTCCATGAGCGCAAGCTCGGTCTTCCCCGCTCGACGATGCAAGGCCAAGACCGTGAACCTAGCCTTGTTGACATGGCACATCCGCTGCCAGTCCCGAGGCTCATAGTCCAAAGATAGATTCACGCTCTTAGACATGCTGCATAACCTCCTGAAAGGAGGTCGAAAAATAAACCGTTACAGTAACACCCCCCTAAAAAATAAATGGGGGGGGTGTTACGGGCTGTGGCTTTAGAGGGGGTCGTCGGAAGACGGGGGGTCGATTTCTACGGTTACGCGGGGTTTGGAGTCAGGAGAGATGTGTGTGTTGGAGATGTTGTGTTCCTCTCCCCCGTCGCGAGCGTGATCGAGCGATGGCCCCCGGGGGGTGGGAGCTGTTTTCGCTGGACCGTAATCGGTTACCGCTTCGCCGTAATCCCTCGGAACTCCCGTCGTTACCACGACTTGCACGCCTTGCCCACCGTGCTCGACCTGTTGCCGTTCACCGTAAGAGCGAGGCAACCACCTAGCCAGTAGCCACTTGCGTACATCCACCTGGAGGCGTGCGCTCTGCACGTCCTCGTCGGTCGCGCTGTCGGCGATCCTCAGCAGGTCGTCGGCGATCAGGTGGCCCCCTGCCTCGCGTGCGCGTGCGTAGTCTGCGGCGAACTGGTCATCCTTCGCCAGCCAGTCATACACAGTTCGCGCCCCAACACCCTCAGCCCGACACCAATCCGCCAACGTTCGGCCCTCGCTCAGGTGTTCGATCAGACGCGCTGCGCGCTGGACTGGGACGGGTTCTCGGGGCCTTCCGACCCTCACAGGTGTGTCTCTCATTCGAGAAAAGTATCACCCCGGCGATATTTTGTAACCCCTTGCAATCTCACAGCTTCAGCGTTTCTGAAACGCATTTCTGTAACGCTGGACTAAATTGTTGGTCCATCTCTGCCGATCATGTGCTACAACTTCCACATCGGCAATCCTGCCGCTCAACCCAACCCGAGACCATGACGACCAAGAACAAC